ACAAAGAATATGGCTCTGATAAAGAGGCAGAGGACGATATTAATAACCCTGACACAGATACAGTGGCTGAAGACATTACTAGATCTGTTAAAATTAAGGTAGCAAAGATGCCATTAATTGGTGCTGCTAGCGATAAAGATGAGGAATAGTATATTGACGATTGTAAGAAAAACCAGTAAATTAGATAAATTAGGCTTCTTACAAACTGGCCATTTGCTATCTATCACACACAAGGAATAATATGGGACTTAGAAGATTATTTAAAAAAGCGCGTAGAACAATCAAAAAACTTATACCAAAGGAAATTAGACCTGCTGTTCCTTATATAGCTGCTGCTATTCCTGGATTAGGTATGGGTTTAGGAGCACTTAGTGGAACAGGTGCGATGGGTTCTTTTTTAAGAGCAGGTATTGTAAAAGGTCTTACTGATGATGAAGCTAATTTAGGTGATGTTTTAAGAACAGGTGCTATAGCTGCAGCACCTCAAGCCATAGGTAAAGGTTTAGAATCAATAGGAACTAAATTTGGTACAAGCCCAGAAACTTTAGAAGCATTTAAAAAAGCGAAAGCAGCGTCACCTGGTTCTGAAACTAAATTACCATTTAGTGAAAGAGTTGCAAATATAGTATCGCAAGGTGCAGGAAAAATTCCTACTCCTGATATATCAGGAATTGAAACTTTATCTGATGTAGGAACACAAGCTAAATTAATAGGTGTACAAACTGGTGTAGATGTCATTCAAGATCAAATTAAATTACAAGAAGCGTTATTAGATGATCAAGGTATCACAGATAAAAGTGATAGAAGACAACAACTTTTTGATTATTTTACAAAAATAGATTATGGAACAGAAGACGAAATTAATAGTTTATTAGATAAGTATGGATACAAAGGTTTTGCTGGTGGTGGTATAGCAACATTAAGACCTATGTATGCTGAAGGCGGTATCATGGATCTTGGTGGTAATGAGATGGATCTTAGAGGTGGTGGCTTTGTGCCAATAGGTAAAAAAGAAAAAGCAGATGATGTGCCTGCAAGATTATCTAAAAACGAATTTGTAATGACAGCAGATGCTGTTAGAGGCGCTGGTGGTGGTAGTGTAAACCTTGGCGCTAAAAGAATGTATGACATGATGAATAATTTTGAGGCTAGAGCATAATGGCAATAACAGAAACTAGACAACTCCGAGAACCGTTTATAGAAGCAGCCGGTATGGGTATAACGGATGTCGGTATTCCGTTATTAAAACAACAATTAGATCCTACAAAATTTACTGGTAGTCAGTTTGTTGCTGCAGAGTCTGATTTAGAAAAACAAGCTAGAACAGCAGCCACTGGTATGGCAACCGGTCCAGACGCTTACAAAGATTTTTTATCGCCATATCAAAGAGAAGTTATTGACACATCATTAGCAGCGTTAGATAGAGAACAACAAAAAGGTCTTGCAGCATTAAGACAAAGAGCTGCACAAGCTGGTGCGTTTGGTGGTGGACGAGAAGCTGCAATGTTAGGTGAGTATGAAGCTCAAATTAGACAACAAGGATTTCAACAAGCAAGACAAGATTCATTACAAGATTTACAAGCACAACAAGGATTAGCAGGATTTCAATCACAGTTAGGTGCACAACAAAGAGGATTAGCACAAGCTGGTTTGACAGCAGATCAACAACAAGCTAGAGAAGTTGCATTAGAACCTTTCACAAGATTAGGTTTAGTTGCACCACAATTAGCGTCTGTAATTGGTGGATTCCCTGCACAGACAACACAAACAACAACACCTCCACCTAGTTTTGGTCAACAGTTATTAGGATTAGGTATTGGAGCTGCAGGTCTTACTGGAGCTGCTAAAGGATTTGGAAAATTATTTGGATAATGAGTAAAGCATTAAATAGACCTATGTTTAGAAAAGGAGGACCTGTGGACGGCAGAGGTACAGGTATTACTTCTGGTTTAGATACACCTAAGAGAGGTATGGTAGATGAGCCAGGTAAATATTCTCAAGATGCTAACATGAATTTAGATCCAATAGGTTTAATTAATAGATTAAGGACTGAAGCTGCACAAAATATACCAATGCCAAAACCAGAATTTACTGTTAGTGATTTTTTAAGGTTAGCAGGCAGAGGTTTTGAATTAGCTGGTGCACCTAGTCAAGGCAAAGGTATTAAAGGATTAATAGCAACTGCTTCACCTACGTTAGGAAAAATAGGAATGGATGTGGCTGGATCATTAGATAAAAGATTAGCTGCAGCTAAACAACGTAGAGACAAACAAATATCTGACACAGTAACAACAGGTGCTGCATTAGAAGTAGCTAAGATAAAAGCAAACAAACCTTTTGAAACACAATTTAGAGCAGAAAAAGTATCTGATTACTACGATAAGTTAATAGAAAACGCTACAGATCAAACTGAAAAAGATGCATTAATGAAGAAAAAAGAAACTGATGTAATTAATATTTACAGAAACTATAACGTGTCTAGAGCTGTGGGTGGTGTTTATTCTGCAGCTAGTATTGAAAAAGCAACTGAATTAGCAACAAATCAACTTTATGCTGAAAATAGAGGTGACCCTAATTACGTACCTACATTAGAAGAAATACAACCACTTGTAACTAAATACTTAAAACAAATCGAAGAAGGTGTTCTTCAAAAAGGATCTGAAAAAGAAAGAGAAGAAAAAGCACTTGGAGGTATGACAGGCGAAGGAACAGAACAAGAAAAACCAATGCCTCTTACATACGACGAATTAAAAGCAAGACTAAAAGGTCAAGTGAGCGATGACATCGTAAGATTATTATCTCAAAGTTATGAAGCGTTAGCAGACTTTGCAGAGATTAGAACACAGACTGACGTAAATTCTTTCAATCAAAAATATCAAGTAGAGCTAGTATTACCTCAAACACAGGAGTCGTAAGATGGCCACCCTGACAGAGCAAAAACTTCAAGAAGTCATTGAACAGGCAATGAATAAAAAAACTTTGGACAAAGAACCAGAGAACCTGGATCTTGTAAGTAATCCATTGTCTTGGATGAGGTTTGATCCTTTTCTTGGACCAATGATTATGGGTGCAGAAAAAGCTGATGTAATAGATGTAGAGCAAGACTTATTACCTAATCAAAGAGATGCAGCATTAGAAATACAAAAAGGTATAGTAGGCGGTGGTACAAAACTAGCAAAATCTGTAGCAGAGTTTGTAACATCAGGTATTGATGCAACTTTGGATACTAATCTTACTTCTAATTTAGATAGAGTAACAAGAGATTTTTTAAAAGAACACGGTGACCCTGATACTTTTGTGGGCGATATTACGGAAGTTATAACTCAATACGGTGCACCAGGTACGCTTGCATTTAAATTAATTGGTAATGCAAACAAAATTAAAAAAGTAAAAAACTTAAAACAATATTTAGATAAAACTATAGGAAAAATAAAAGGTAAAAAAACAAAAGCATTTGCTGCAGGTGCAACATCTATAGCTACAAGAGCAGGTCAAAGCGCTTTAGCTTTAAGTATAGCAGACGCAGTTGCATCTGACTCTGATAGAGAAATAACTTTTGTAGATAAAGTAGATGAAGAAGGATTAGAGGGTAGAGATCTTGCTGTAGCTAGATTAGCTAATAAAATAAAATATGGTCAAGAGGGAGCTTTAGTTGGTGGTGCAATACCAATATTAGGAAAAGGATTATCTCTTGGTGTTAGATATGGATTATTAAAACCAGGAGCAAAAGTAGTAGGCATGGGTGCAAAAGTTGCTAATGCTACAGTAATAAATCCTTTGTCTTCTCTTGCTGCTAGAACACCTTTTTTACCAGCGGCAGCAAAAGCAGTCACAGCGGCACCTGGTAAATTACGAGAAATATCTGGATTACCACCATTAGCAGAATGGAAAACTTTTAGTGTAGAAAGCACAAGAGGAATAGAAAGAATTCTTAAAAGATTTGATAACGCAGCATCTTATTTTAAATCTACATTTAAAAATACACCAGAAGCTGCAGATGTATTATTTAGAGGTGAAAGAAGACTACGAAGTTCTGCAAGAGAAATAGAGAAACTATTAGATAGTTTTCAAAAACGTTCTTACAATTTAGCAAAGGCAAATGAAAAGATGTATAACGCCGGTAAAAATAGTCCTGCGCTACAAGACAAATATTTAGATGACACGATAGACTACTTACAAGGTAACGCAACTTTAAAAATATTACCAAAAGAATTACAACCAACAGCAAAACAAATTGATGAGGTATTAACACAAGCTAAAAAAGAATATAAGGTATTATTACCAAAAGGTAATGAACTTAAAAGAGCTCTAGAAGATAATTTAAGAGGATATTTAAGAAAATCATTTAAAGTATTTACTAATCCTAATTTTCAAGTTGATAAAAAAACAGAGGCATATGCTAACGCTGTAAAATTTATAGAAAAATTAAAGTCTCCTAGAAATGAATTAGCTGCTAAAAAAATGTCTTTACCCATTGCAGAAGCTAGAAAGAAAGTAGCAGAGCAACAAATAGATAGTATCATAACATATGCTAAAAATAATGGTAGAAAGATGGATCCAGTACAGGCTCTACAAAATATAGCTACAAAACAATTAAATATGGATAAGTTTCTAAAAACTGGAGAAGAACTACCTGATGTTATTAGACAAGTATTAGGTGAAGAAAAAAATTTAAGATCACAAGTATTACAAACTCTATCAACAGTATCTACACAAACAGCAAACAAAACTATGTTTGATAGATTAGGTCAAGTGTTACAAAAACAAAAATTATTATTTGATAATTTAGAAGATGCTCAAGATGCTTTTGCAGATAGAACATCTATTAGAAGAGTTGGAGATATAAAAGGTTTAGGATTTTTAAAAAGTGACATGAGTAAATTGTACGGACCGAATGATTTGATAAACACAATTACAAATTTAAAAGGGCCATTAGATACTTTAGCAGCAATGCCTGGATATAAAAACTTTCTACAATTTAAAGTGGCAGCTCAATATGGTAAAACAGTGTTATCACCAGCAACACAAACTAGAAACTTTTCATCTGCAAGTTTCTTTGTAATTAACAGAGGATTATTAGGTGGTAGAGCATCTGTAGCTGATTCTATAAAAATGGTTGTTGATGACATATTTAACGCTGGTAAATTAGGACCTGACGCAGAGAAAAGAGTTATAGATAGTGTTAAAGAAGGTATTAAATATGGAGCTCTTGATGAAAACATTGTAGCTGCTGAACTTGGTGCAGTGTTAAGAGCAATCAGAAAAGGTAATTTATCAGACACAGATTCACTTACAGCATTTTTAGAAAAAAGAGGATTATTAAGAACCGCTAGTAGAATATATGCGGGAGGAGACAACGTTTGGAAATGGTATGCTTATAACTGGTACAAATCATTCTTAAATGATTATGCAAAAAAAGATATAGGTAAAATGAAAGACTGGTTTAGAAACGTAGCTGGTCAAGAATTTGATCCAAAAACATTGTTAGGTAAAACAAAAGGATATGAAGAAGCTATAAAAGAGGGTGCAGCGTGGTACGTAAAAAATACTATGCCTACATACAGTTTAGTTCCTAGAGCTATACAGGCTATTAGATCATTACCTGTAGGTAACTTCGTGTCTTTCCCTGCAGAAATGATCAGAACAACAGCAAACACATTAAGAACTAATTTAAGAGAAATAGCATCAGATGATGTCATACTAAGAGAGATGGGTTATAGAGGTCTTATGGGTCAATTCATAACTCTTGGTGGTGCTAGTATGGCTGTTAAAGAATTATATGGTCAAGCAACAGGTATCACACAAGATGTTTTAGAAAAGTACAAAGCTTTTGTAGGCCCTGATTTCCAAAGAAACTCAGACATTATTGCTATTACAAAACCTCAAAACGGTAAATTTAAAATAGTAGATTTATCTACATTCTTTCCATATGACGTAATAACTAGACCTATCGAATCTGCATTTAATTTAATTAAAAGAAATAAGTTAACACCTAGAAGAGCAGATGAATTAGCTTTTGATTTTGTTTTTCCTTTTGGTGGTGAAGGACCAATGGCAGAATTATTAAGACCTTTCTTAGATAGAGCTATATTTTTAGAAGGTATACAAGAAGCAGCTAGTGGTGAAACAAAAGAAGGTAGTAAGATTTATAGTGACCTCGATGATACTGGAACTAAAATATTAAAAGGAATGAAACATTTATTTAAATCAATGGAACCAGGAGCTGTAACAACTGGTAGACAAGCATACTATGGTTTTAGACAAAGACTATCACCTACAGGTGCAGAATATGAACTACAGGATGTTCTATTTGGTTTAGCTTCAGGAGTAAAACCACAGATAGTAGACTTAAATAGAACAATGGAATTTACACTTGGCGATCTAACTAAAATTAGAACAACAGCTGATGATGCTAGTAAGATATATAAATTCAATGAAACACCACAAGAGATAGAACAATCTTACATTGATATACAAAGAAATGCATTTAGAGAACAAGCTAGAATTTACAAAGCTCTACAAACAATGCAAGAATTAGGATTGTCAAGAGCAGACATAATGAAAGAAGTTAAGAGCAGAAAAACAATTTCAAATAAAACTATCAATGCAATATTAAATGGTAGATTTATACCTGTTAATTATTCTGATTCTAGATTTAAAGAAAAAGTAGAAAAGATAAGAAAGTCTGCTAGATCGAAAGGAATATCACCAAGTCAAGGTTATTTAGATGCATATCCTAAACCACAATTAGATAGAGTAAAAGGATTCTTAAATAATAAAAGTTTAAATGAAATATTTCCTTATGATGTTACAACAGATCCAGAACCAGCAAACATCTTTGTAGAACCACAAAAACAAAGTAGTTTACCAACAGAAATACAAACGCCACCACTACCGAGAACACCAGAAGTTTCTCAAACTAGTGTTAGAAATGTGGCACAAATTAACCCAATTACTGGCTTGACATCAACAGAGACAGCGTTATTGTCTCCTGATGAACAAGCTATAAGGCTTAGACAAAGGACATAATGGCCATAGAACCTAAAAGCACTCGAGAACACATAGTTTCCCTGTACGGATATATCACAGGATTACGTAGAGATATTTCTGTTATAAAAAATAATCATTTAAAACATATGCAAGACGATTTAAACAAATTGGGTGGCAAGGTAGACA